CTGAGAACATTTAGTTTCAACTGGACAATGGTGCCCAGAAATCAAAAAGAATCTCTAATTATTAAAGAGATGATTTGGCAATTCAAAAAAGCATCTGCACCAGAGATGGAAGCAGATGGTTGGTTTATGAAAGTTCCACACGTATTTAATATCGAATACAAGCAAGGTTCCTCCACAAACCATTGGTTAAATAGAATGAAAGCTTGTGCACTGCAAGGTATTTCTGTTAACTATAGTGCTGGTGGCAGTTACGCCAGTTTGTCTGACGGAGCACCTGTTGCAGTGACAATTGGTTTGCAGTTCAAAGAACTGAAGATGATTCTCTCACAAGATTTTGGTGATTCATTTAGTCAAGGACAGCAATACTACTAATGCCATACTTCAGTTATCTACCAGACATTGATCTAGCAGTTCGACCTATCAAATTTCCTTGGTCGGAACAGCAATACAAAGTAGCAAAAAATATTTTTAGAAGATTTAAAGTTAGCGAAACTTCTTTAGATACAATGACATACTTTAAAAAGTATGTTATCGATGACTCAGATCGTCCTGATATTATTTCAGAGATTGTGTATGGTAGATCTGATTATGATTGGATCATTATGATGTGCAATAACATCATCAATCCATATTACGATTGGCCAATGAGTCAATCAACGTTGATGGAATATATTAGTACGGAGTATGATAATCCGTATGCAATTAAACACTACGTCACAAGAGAAGTAAAGAACACTGCAGGCGACGTGGTTCTTCCTGCAGGACAAATTGTTGACGAGGGTTTCTACAACTCTCCTTATTGGGTAGAGTATGACAGAAGTGATGTTGAGTTTCCAATACCAGAGAACAAAACAGAGCTCATTGTAACTAGACAGCTTGGTGTTAATCACGTTCAATTAAAATCTTGCAGTTGGGGCGTCTGTTTCCCACGAGATGTAGCTGGTGGTGGATATGAATCAGCACCTACGATATCATTCCGATCACCATATTCACAACTAGGTGAGCTGCCAGCTGTAAGAGCAACAGGTTTTGCAACACTGAGTGATACGGGATACCTAAAACGCTTTGACATTACATCTCCTGGTGAAAACTATACATATCCTCCCATTGTTACTTTCGATGGTGGGTTAGCAGGTCAAGGTGCTACAGCAACAATCAATAGTAGCGGTCAAGTAACAGAGATTCGTCTCGATGGTTTGTCATATGATACTACCGTGGCAGATAACATCTATGAATTTGGAGGAGGTGCTACTCTTGCTCCTAATGGTAGTGGAACAGGATATACTGGAGGATTTGACCTTGGCACTACACACCTTAGATTAGGAGACTCATACGGAACACGTTATGCTACTATTAACAAAGTAGATATGACAACTTTCGATACTGTTCGTGTCTATGCTATTCGTGGTAACGGTAGTAATGGTGGAGAAACACCTGACATCAATGGTGTAGAAGATCTATATTTAAGATATCAAATTACTGAAAATGTAAACCCTGATCCTAGTGCGTGGGTTAACCTTGGTATTGTGATCGAAGCTGTGCCCAATGGTAGTGGTAGTGGTGTCCTTGACAACTACGACTTTACTGTGCCAGCAAATGTAAGGACAGAAAATGTGTTCTTCCAGTTATATCAACCTGGTAACAGTGGTCCTTCATACGATCACTACGGTATCACAACTATCAACTTCATCAACAACAGTGCTGAATACACAGACTCTAACGTATACCTAACAAACAATCCTCTTGATTCTACAGGTAGTGGAGCAACTGCAGTTGCTGTATTAGGTAAGCGTCTGACTGGTGTAACTGTAACCAACCCAGGTTCTTATGGTGGTGGTTACTATGTTAATATAGGTGCTTCTGGTGGCAACCCCGATTACGAAGCTTACTTTGATGCAGTAGCGGAACCAAATCCTAATTCATTTGCAGCTGATGATGTAATTACTTTCAGCAATGGTGTTACTGCTACGATCATTGAATATAATGAGCTATCTAATGGGCAAAGCGATAGTATGACAATCAAAATGGATACTATCGATCCTAATAATCCTATCGCTAGCAGTATGGCATTCACTACTGCAACTTCTACTGCTGTTGTACACACAGTGGTGTCTACTGTACAATCCGAACCAACTTTTATAGACAAAGTTGGAAACTTGTTTAGATATCAACTACTACGAACGTCTGGTACTGGTGGATGGGAGAAGCTAATACGTGACAGTTACCGTTACTATGACGAAGATCTTCAGCTAGTAGTACCCAAGGTAGGAAAAGAAATTTCCTACCCTGTTACCTTCCACGAGTACGAGACTGAACAAAACGATAAAAAGCGCGAGATATTTATCTTAAAGAAAAGATATATCGCACGCTTTTTGGCAGAGATGAAAGAGCAACTGCCGTATAAAAAATCTTCAGATTACATTAGTTCAACTCTGAAGAGATCAAGTATCTGATTTCTTATAGAAACCAAATGGACCGACTTTTTCTTTCACTCGGTTCTTCATAACAACACCAGCAAGAGACTCCATAATTTTCAGGACATCTTCTGCCTTAGCACCTTCACCAAGTTCTTTGGCAACATAGAAATACTTATCAAAGAACTCTTGACCGTGTTCTTTGTAGTCTTCAACGGTGATTGGTTGATCTTTCATCATTCTTCCTCAGCAAGGCGAGCGAAGTATGACAATTGATCTTCATCACCACTAGGAGTGATGTCAGGTGCATTGAATCCCGCATCCACAGTTTCAGTCTTCCTCTCAAAGTTAGGAGTGAAGCTAGGAGTGGAGGGTACAACAGGTTCAAACTCTTCGTCATCAACAGTAGGAGCAGCACTCCGCTTATTGATACCAAGCACTTCATTCAGACGTGATTGGAGTTCTTCGTATGTTTTGAACTGATCAGCAGTAGTAAAAGCAGACAGAGAATACTGTTGCTTCCAAGTTGCTTCCAGCACGTCATCATCCTGATGCAATGCACTGGTACTATCAAACTCAGACTTGTCATAGTTCCAGTAACCTGCAACCTTACAGATCTTCAGCTTGAAGTTAGCACCTTCCCACATATCAAAAGGATTGATAGGGGTTTCGTCTTCAAACTCAGGTTGCATTGCTGCAGTGATCTTGTCATAGATCTTCTTACCAAACTTGTAGAGGAAGACTTTACCTTCGTTCTGAGGATTGGCAGGGTCACGCACAACAAAGATGTTGGTGTAGTAAGAGAGCTTACGCTTCTGCTTACGTGCAACTTCTTTATCTGCATCGATGCCAGAGTTCCACAGCTTACGATTGACTTCACCGACAGGATCCTTGCCACCAATAGTGGTCAGGGAGTTCTCGATATACCAACCACCAGGACCCTGGAAGGCGTGGGAGTACACCTTCGCCCAAGGCATTTCCTCTCCATCAGGAGCAGGAAGGAAACGAATGACAGCGTAACCGTTGCCAGAGTTATCGAGTTCAGGTTTCCAGAGACGATCGTCTCCACCCTTACTAGACTTATTGATCTTCTCTGCCTCCTGGACTAGTGCTTGGAGAGACGAGGTTGAACGCTTTTTAAGATCGCTAAAAGACATTAGATTCTTAGATTGAATTGGATTTGGTTTTAGTGTTGGGTCTTACGCTGAATACTGTGCAGCCCAACGGAGTTATTATAGCACGGGATTGATGGGACTTGAACCCACGACTTCTTGCGTGACAGGCAAGCGCTCTAACCAGCTGAGCTACAACCCCAAGGTGGGCAGGGAGGGATTTGAACCCCCGTAGGCAGAGCCAGTGGATTTACAGTCCACCTCCATTAACCACTCGGACACCTACCCTTGTTCCCGTTTGAGTTTGAAGTAAAGTTTATAATAAACTTTCTTCATATCATTGAGAGTATTCATATCCTCTTCAAACCCCATATATTTGAGGAGCTGAGAGGACCCTTCTAACTCACTGAGTAATCTTAGCACGTTGACGGGGTGTCTGTCAAGACCCCCGAAATCATACTGACTCATAAGTCTCCGAATTGATCACGCATATCTTCCATTGATTTTTTCTTTGCGGAGTACACACCATCAATGTATCCAGACCTATATTCCCAGGTAGTTCCACCCTCAAGTCCTTTCGATGGGTTGATACAGGTTTCATCACCCAGTTTGTTGCAAACTAATCCAGCAAGATCTAGTTCACTTTTATCATAGGATGCAGCTGTACCACTGAAGACGTGCTTACCATTAATCCAGATCGCACTGCATTTAGGACATTCTTTTCTCTCAAGTTTGAGATCCGACAGTTCCTTATCCATCTTTGTTTAATTCTTTTATGAGTTTGTTGTATTCTGGCAAGTCTTTAATGAGTTGCTGCTTTAATTTCCTACGCATCAACATCATTCTAAACTTTACCCAAGAATAGCGAATATGCAAATCGACAAATGCGAACAGTCGCATTGTTTCTTCCGTACCTGCATAGGCTACCAACAGAATAATTATTAGAGCTGTAATCGAGAGTCCAGTAGTAGATGGATCCATTAAGCACAGAGCTACGTTGACTTATTTATTGTAGCACTGCTATACAGATCAGTCAAGTTCTGCAATAGTTCTTTTCAAGGTGTCAATCATCTCATCGATATTATTGAAAACGTCTTTGACACAAACGTCTTTGGGGATTCCAATGGCATCCATTACCTTACGGACATCACTAGCCATCAGTGCTGCTGTTTCGTCATCATTCTTTGACAATTCAACACGCATCCACAATATCCTTTGCTTTTCCAGCAAAGCTTCAATGAGATTTACATACTCTTCCCGCTCGTCAGCTGTCATAGCGGGAAAGGCAAGCGTCATCTCAGCAAGTTGATCTTGCATCGAGTTAATAACTTTAACTTCTTGCTGAACGACTTCAGATTCCTTGAAATTCATTTCAAAATAGCAGCTTAGCACGACTAGTTTTCTTGATAAAGTTAAGACGCTGAGCATCAAACTTTAGTTTTTCTTTTAGCGGTTTCGAGATTAGTTTATTGACAGTATCAATTTCGATACTATTCATTTCGCAAAAGTGAACTACAGCATCGATGTAGTTCATTTCATTGTTATCAATAACTAATTTTTCAATTTCACCAGCAAATTTTGTAGCAGTCATAAAAGAATTTTCTATTTCATCAGGTTGTTGAGGCATTTGACATCTCGTATTCTTTAATTGCCTCAAGTAGCTTGATAAAGTGAGGTTCTTTAACTGAAGTTTCTACAATTTGACACTCACCATCTTCGCAAGCAACGATGGCAATGAATTTTTCTACTTCAATCTTGTAATGTTCATAGAACATATACCCATAAGCACATAGCTGTGGGAAATAATCCTGAGCGATGTATGGTTTCTTCGGTGACTTAGATGTCTTGAAATCAATCACAGACAACACACCGTCAAACTCTGCAATAAGGTCTACTTGTCCAGCAATTTTTAACTTGTCTGACCAGAGCATCCCCTCAACTAAACGAGGACGATCTATCCTATCTATAACACTTCTGGAAGTGTGAAACATTTGGACGGGCAAAGGAGAGTCCTTATGATCATCCAGGTTTAATTTGTTTAAGATGTATTGCTCAGCAATACCGTGGAAATTTGTGCCACGTTTAGTAGCACGATTAGTGGTACGGTTGGCAACCTCAGCTCCAACACGATTACGCCACTTGGCAATTGCTTCTCTCTTCTTCTTACGATTAGAGAGCACAGTAGTAACAGAGGGGTAGTGCCTGTCTCCTACGGAGTACAAGCGCCGCCCCTCTACAAGACCACGTTTTAGTGTAACAGAATCTAGAAGTTCAGAGTGATCAAATTTTTTCATTGTAACCTTGGTTGATCTTAGAGACCAGATACGATCTAACTAGACCAGACCTTACAATATCCTCAATGTTGAATTCAATCTTCGACATCTCGGGCATACCCTCAAGGATCTGCATAAAATCTAGAATACCAGTACGTTCTGCGACCTTTTGGAGGTCAGTTTGGGTAGCGTCACCAGCAAACATAATTTTGCTGTTCTCTCCTACCCTAGTGATTATACTATCAAGCTCGTGAAAATTCAAGTTCTGAAATTCGTCCACGATTACAATAGCATTATCAAGAGTCGTACCCCTAAGAAAAGAAGTAGACCAAAAGCTGATAGTTTCTTGACGTTGTAGGTCATCATACAATGTCTCAAATTCTTTGTCGGTATACATCGAGAACATATGCTTTACCATATTCTTATATGGAATCTGATAAAGAAAGCTCTTGTCATCGTGTGTGCCAGGAAGAAATCCAATCTCTCTGGTAGCAACCAAAGAACGAACAAGATAAACTTTTTCGTACGGAGAGTCTTCAGACAAAACTTCTTTCAATGCATTATAAACAAGGCAGAATGTTTTACCTGTGCCAGCACATCCATAAGCATAGATGTTCTGACCCTTAGCATACTCTTCCCAAAGTTTTTCTTGGGTCTCTGTCAGAGGTTCAATGTTTCGCATAAGAGATGAATTGATCGGTTTAGATCTCTTCATCTGCTTAGTAGAAAGGACAGCAGAAGACTTTCTTCTTGGCATAATCTGTGTTGGTTATTTGTAGGGTTTGACGTTAGATCCAGGCACTTGAGAAACTTTTTGGAGGACTTCATTCCACCCTCCATCAGTTTTATTTCTCCAGTCTCCAACCTCTCCCAACCCAGCTACGCCAGCGGACCAGTCCTTATCCCAATCGGGATTGTCCTTTCTCCACTGCTCGTAACTTGAAAGAGAAAGATTTAATTCCTGCTTTTCACCTGTAGTATTGTGCTTTACTGGATAGATCGGCATACTATTTATTTTAAATCGGTGTACTTGTCTTTGTTTTGTGCACTGTATCCCTTTTCCCAAGGGTTAAGTCTTTGAGATCCCAATTCCAGCTCAATAGAATCATCAGAAGTAGTACCGCGCATACCTCTTTTGTGTTCATACTGTGCTTGTCTCGCTGACCTATCGGAGCTGACCATTTGTTCAGTGTATTGATCTAGTTCTTCCTCAGTGATGGGTTCACTAGAGTCAACTTTATCAACGTGAAAATCAACTGATCCACCTTCTCCTAACATCTTAGGAGCCCCTACTATTCTACCATACTTTTTGATATCTTCATCAAAGTGACTGATTTTATTTGCACGTTTGTCAGTTACCTTATACTTGGTATAGTTTTCAGTTGGATCTTTAGTGTCATTCCACGAAGCAGGGTCTGCTGGTTTAAATTGACTTCCTCTTTCTTCGGGAGTCCTAGTATTCAAATTCATATCAGGATAACTAGGGAATGAATCGTCAGATTTATCCGCAAGGTATCTAAGCTTACCAGGAGCAACACAGAGTTGAGGATTCATTTGAAGAAAATCTTCCAACCCTTCAAATGAAAGATACAATTCACCTACACTTTCTCCAGAACCCTTATCATTAAATTCGTATAGTGGCATTAGAATTTCATCACAGTAATGTATCTAGGAGTGTAAGCTGATGTTACTGGTGGTCGAGCAGAGTGTGGAATCCTGCCATCAAATGATACTACTCTCCCAGGTCTAGGTTGAACTGCTTTAATAATGTTATCGTCAAGGTCATAAAAAATAGTCTCGCCACCCCAGTCACGATACCATTCATCATTTGTATAGAACATAACAGTTCTATTCTTAGCATCGATGTTGTCTATATGTGCTGTAGGTCTATCCATAGTCCTTAGCATATTAGTATAAACGTTTCCCAAAGTTTCGTATGGAGGGAGGTCGCAGACGACTGCAAGACCATCATAAAGAGCTTGACAAAGTGACTCGTCATCTTCATTACACTCAGGCGCACCTTTATGAATACGAGTCCAATACAATTTCTCTGCTTTAAGATTCTGATCGCGAATAGAATTCCTTAGCTGTTGCTTGGTGAACTCTTCTTTATATTGTTCTAGTTCCTCTGGAGTTCTCTCAACACGTAGAAACTTTTTACTGTGCTCTAGTGTATCGCTATCATTAGTACGAGCAAGAGTATAAAAGTTTTTAGAAAGGTACTGAAATATTTCTTTAATGGCACGTTGGTCCAGAACACCATCATACACTTTAATATCATTTAGGAATTCCATTCAAGTGCCTCCGCGCAAATAGGAAATTGTTCGATGAAAAGTTTCTTGCAAGACTCAGCTACATCCATATGTTCTTTCTGCGTACCATTAGCAGTCCTCAGAGTTATATAATGGATCCACGAACGACACGAGCCTGTCATATAGATTTTGGTTGGTACTGCCAAAGGAAGCACAAAACGTGAACATTCCTTTGCAATCCCTACAGAAAGCATATGCTGATAAAGATCCATAGCAGAATCAAAGTGACGCTCAATAGCAATCTCAAGTTCCTGCTTAACAAAAGGATCTATATCATCAATACTATTCTGACGATTCTTTGTATCCTGACGACGCAATTCAGGTAGAGGGATTTTATCTGCCAGCATAGAACTGTCAGCATACCGTTGAGAAAACTCTTGGAATGTGAAACTCCTATGCCTCAGAATTTGAGCTGCGATTCCCCTAGTGGTTTCAATCTCCAGGGTCATTGTCGATTGCTCAAAAACAGACCAGTGGTTGTGCTTGATACAATACTTCAATAGACCTGCAACCTTAGGGTTGTCCTGGTTTGCAGGGTTACTCACCCTCGCTACGTACCCCATCATCTTCTCAGCATCAGGGGTGATAGAAACTAATTGTGCGTTATTCATTTAGATAAGCGAAGGCGATAAACTCCAGTGTCGATTACACTAGGTACAAAGTTCATTGAGATTGAAACCCTACGGATATCATCCGTAATAATTTCGGTCTCGTGAGTAAGGTTACTACTCCAGAGAAAGAGTATACCCTCTTTAGGCATCATAGTCAAGGTCTCACTGTTCCATTGGTTTGGTTTCCTAGGATTGGGTGAGAGGTATGGAGAAGTTTTCTCTTTAGAAAAATGGGTAAAGGTTATCCCAGGAGAGCCTTCAGGAAAGTTTAGATAGAATGTACCAGAGACAAAACAATTAGAATGACTATGCTTATACTGCCAACCATTCTTTCGCTGAACGTTTACCCAACACTCCGTGATGAAGTGCTCCTCAGTTACGTTCCAATTGTATACGTTCTGAGTAAAATCTGTATATGATTCCGATAGAAACTCTTCAAACTCTTTGATGAGAGGATGATCTTCATCTAGAAAGCTATTACCAGATGTATTCCAAAAATGCAGGAGGTCATTACTTAAAGGACAACCATCGACTCCGTGTTCAACGGCTCTCTTCGCCATCAACTCACGGGTAAGATCTTTCAGTTCTGCAAGCTTATCTGCATCCCATTTATAAATTCCCAACGGTGTGGAAAACATAGGTACGATCTGTTCTCTCATTACGAATCTCTAATAACACGATAGTGATATGCTCCTGCTGTAAACACAGAAGGAGTAAAGTTCATAGACACAGAAACTCGTGGTTCGTCACACGTAGTTGTATCCGTGTAGTGAGCAATATTAGATGGCCACAATACCAAATGACCTTCAAGACAATTTACTATGTGAGCAGTTGCATTGAATACAGTATCATCAGACTGGTCAAATCCAATGTAAGGACGGTTAGCACTAAGGTTGGTGTGAGTTAAGACCAGGGGAGCAGCTCCTTCAGGCATACTCACGTAATATGTACCAGATACAAATGAATTTGCGTGAGAGTGGATGACTTGAGATCCACCTTTTTTAGTAATGTTCACCCAACAATCAGTAACGAAAGGAACTGGGTTTGCGTTCCATCCACATACACCCATAACATAATCTTTGTAAGCAGACTTCAAGAAGAAATCAAACTCCTTAAACACTTCTACTTCTGGGTTATCTTCTAGAAGATGTTCACCAGCGTGCTGATAGAAATGATATAGATTCTTTTTGTAATTATTTTCACCAGCTCTAGGTTTCTTTACCGCAGTCCGAATAGCATTCTTAAATTCTTCCTGCAGTCCTTCAGGAAATTTATAATAACCAACTGGCGTAGAGAAGATAGGTTCAATGTGAACTCTATCTACACTACGGTATTCAACATCAACATTCATACCCAAATCCTTTCTGTGCTTTTTTACGAAGTTGTTTTTCTTTTAATTGTTGTTTAGCAACTCCAAGTTGCTTTCTCATATACATTATTTCTTCATCAGTATAGAGATGAGGTTTAACGTCAGCTAATTTAATTGCTGCCTTCGCCAAACGAATTTGATCCTTCAGTCTTGTCATTGTAGTAAGCGTTGTAGTAAGAGACGATTCCGCTAGAAATCCTATGTCCTTGGGAAACCCAATCGTGGCAACACTCATAAATTGATTGCGCATTTTGAGGGATTGTAACACTACCATATTTGCTCAGCAAAATTAGTAGACATTCTTCTCTCAGTTTTAGTTTCTCTTCGGAGTAACGCCAGTCGTTATCCATTTTCATCCTCGTTTAAAGTGTCAAGAACATCCTCATATTGAACTTGAAGATAACTAGGGCTACCATTCTCAGGCAGGCTATAACGTTCGGGATCAGAATAAATTTCAGACTCCAGTGCACTGACCAGTGACTTAAGATTCTTCAGGATTAGCTTGAGACGTTCCCTGTTAGGTTCCATAGGACTAGTATGTTTGAGTATATATTAGCATAAAAAAAGAGGGGTTGCAACCCCTCTCAATGTAAGTATTGTCCAAGCAATTACTTGGTGTACGTTTTACCACGATAGCAGAAAGTCCCGTGAGACTCTTTGCTTTCTACACAACGGGTATCATACTTAACACCACGATATGAGGTGTGGGTAATCTGTGCGTTGTGAAGTGCAGATGCTTTGTTGATCTGCTTCTTGATCAAGTTGAGTGAATTCAACATTTGGTTACTCCTGAAAGTAGAGGGTTTTTAATCCCCGTTCCTTCAGTCGTGTGCGTCCCAATACCATTGGCATTCTGGCGATGAGTCCTTAAGGGTCTCAACCAACTCAACCTTAAGCTGATTGTTAAGGTTGGTATTGTTCTCAATCTTCAGCATAATAGCATCAGTTTGAGTACAAGTGAGTGTTGTGTAGAATAGTACTTCTAGCATTAGGATGAACGGCTCCGTTCCGCGACTTACTTGCGTCCCCCTAGGGGGATGAACGTACAGACATTATACTATGTCCTATATTATTTAGTCAAGTGTTTTGGTATGAAGATACGAATTACTTTCTATTGCCCCACTGGACGTTAGGAAACGCATCCCTGACTACGTTCTCGGTGATTCTGTATTTTGTTTTAAGTTTTTTATCCTTTGCCAAGCAGACAACCTCAGCTTCAGACTCGTGTAACCCCTCCAGGAGACCCACAAACATCGACTCCCGCTTGAGAGCAGGAAGACTATCACCACCACCCTTCACGAAGTAACGGAGGATCCTATGCTCGGTACTGAGGCGTGTGTGCTCTGTACCCTCAGGCACTTCGTTTGGTTTGTAAGGAACGTTACCCTCAGGAAGATTTGACTCAATACTGGGATCGTAATTGATGATCAAGATCTTGCGAAGAGCTTCGCTGTTATTCTGTTTTAGAAGTTTAACCTTTTGTTCCTTGGTCTTAGCATTGCTCACTTTTTGGAGCACTTCAGATACTAATAGTTCAGCCATAGTAAAATAATTTTCTAATATTTAGTCTTCTTCCTCAGCCCATTCATTATCGAATGTTAGAGAAAATAGTTCGCCAGTATAGGGTCTGCCGTTGGAATCATACATTTCTGGATGGTCATATGGTTCTTCATCGTTACCGCCATTCATAGCAAAAACAACATCATTACCAACCCATCCAATAATAGTACCTAAGACAAAAAAGATGATGCAAGAAACCGCGCTAAAGAATAGCACAATGGATACTGACACGAGTTACTCCTGTGGTTTTTTCTCCCACTCTAGTGACATACTAAAAAAGAATGTTTTGCGGAAGAGTTTAATTGAGGGATTAAAAGCGAACCCCGTACGCTCTATGGGTTCTTGAGGTTTTTTTGCCCTCCTTAGCATCAATTCTATGCCTTTATTTATCGGAGAGGTCACACCAATCCTCTAGATTGAAACAGCTTTGCAGCGTCTACTAGTCCACCAACATTCTTCCCTTCAAATACTATTTGAGGAAACGACACAGAATCTTTATCGAGGATATCTTTGATCTCCTCATCAGTAAAATCTTCATCAAGCTTCATTTCGACATAATCGATATCAGCACGTGTGAATAATTCTTTAGCGAGGGTGCAGTAGTTACACCCATCCATTGTATAGATGACGTTAGGCATAGTCAGGTAGGGACTAGAGAAATATTATACCACAAAAAAAGGGAGGTGTCTGGATTTTGCCAGACTCTCCCTTTGCGGCGACGATATACTTTATTTATGAGAAGTGTTTATCCAGGACTTCAATCCTTTCCTCTTCGTGAGCAATGATATCAAGCTGATCTTGGATGGCAGCAAGTACATCAGGGTGCTCACCAATACCTACAGGATTGCGTAGATAAACTTCGACGTTTGTTTTTGCTTTGGAAATGTTACCTTCTGCTTGAGCACGAAGTGATTCCAACATCATAAGGCGTAGATCGGACATAATAATTTAAATTGTTTTTATATTATGAAGCTATTAATCGCTTCATTTGTTGTATATATCTTCCAGTTTTTCTCTGGATAGATCAACATACATCAACTCTTCACCTGCTTGTGGTGCTTCAGGATGCTTTGGTTTAGGTGTATTCATCTCTACGTTAATAGATTGAATGTTAGCCCACATCATAGCAAAGGCACCACCAGCAATGAGAGCAAAGCATATGAAGTATAGCGTTACTTCAAAACTATTCATTGTGCTCCTTGATACGAAGGTACCATCATACCACCATCTTGATCATCATCATCGTCAGTTTCCTGAGAGATAACGAATAAGATGACGAGTCCTACCCATAGAAGGTATTCAAAATGCATTTATGCCTCCTGTAGTGATTGTACTGTGTTATGAAGCTCTCCAATGTCTAGGAGACCTTCAGCACTGAACCAGGGAGCATTCTCCCAACTAAATCCAACGCCCATTGTGCTATCAGGTGCTACGATGTACCAATGACAAGCTGTGTCTGGTACATCAACAGCGCACTTACTCCAGTCATCGCTCCACTGTGGGACTTGTACCCACATCACCGCAGCAAATATAAAACTGAAGAGTGACTTGATCACAGTGCGTTACCTCGTGGCAGAACTTCTTCTGGGAAAATAAACTGTTCGTGTGGTTGATCAACTGGTGCCAACCAAGCACGCAGACCTTCATTCAAAAGGATGTTCTTTGTATAGAACGTTTCAAACTCAGGATCTTCCGCAGCCCGAATCTCCTGACTAACGAAGTCGTATGCACGGAGATTGAGAGCGAGACCAATAATGCCAATAGAAGAGGTCCAAAGACCCATAACAGGCACAAAAAGCATAAAGAAATGAAGCCAGCGCTTATTGCTAAAAGCAATTCCAAAAATCTGAGACCAGAAACGGTTAGCCGTAACCATACTGTACGTCTCTTCCTCTTGCGTGGAATCGAAAGCCTTGAAAGTGTTTGCTTGTTCTCCATCTTCATACAATGTATTTTCAACTGTGACACCGTGGATTGCCGATAGCAATGCACCACCTAGGATACCAGCAACTCCCATCATATGGAATGGGTTGAGCGTCCAGTTATGGAAGCCCTGTAGGAAGAGTAGGAACCTAAATATCGCTGCAACACCAAACGACGGTGCAAAGAACCAACTGGACTGTCCGAGAGGATAGATGAGAAACACACTGACAAAAACAGCGATAGGCCCAGAGAACGCAATAGCATTGTACGGACGGATACCAATGAGACGTGACAGTTCAAACTGACGAAGCATAAACCCAATCAGGGCGAAGGCACCGTGGAGCGCCACAAAATTCCAGAGTCCCCCAAGTTGACACCATCTGACGAAATCCCCTTGAGCCTCAGGACCCCAGAGAAG